CATGATCTAGTCTGCGTTGAGTAAGTTTATCAAACGCATCCTTGGGGCTTACGCTGGTATAATGTTGACGAGCTTTTTCTTTGGATCTATATAGTTCAGGATCACGAGTGTATTCAACATCTTCTTTGGTAGCCTGATTTTGTAATTTACTATATTCAGCCTTGAGTTCTGCATCTGAAGCTAGGTTTAGTTCTGCTGTACCCCAACCATGTGCTTGGTGTAATGCTCTAATCATTTCAGTGCGTGACATAGTGTTTGTACCTGGTTGTGCAGGATCAATGGCTTCATTTTTCTTACGACCCTGGCAGTGAGCTCTTTGGCTAAATCCCTTGGGGTTGTTGCAATTGATACTGCGTTTGTATTTTTCTGACCAGTTTTCTTTCAGTCCTACATCAGCAGTATGAACTACCTTGTAGTCCTGATGATTGGCAAACATTTTAGTCATTAGATATTTCTGAGCTTGATCTTTGGTTTCAAAACTCGGAGTATTGATAACAGGGTTACCAGTTTTGCGATAGATAATATGATAGCCGGTTAATGGTTCACTAAATCGTTGTTCAGCACTCTCAGATTTAGTACCCCAGTTCTTGGCACCTTTTTTGCGGCACTTAACCAAAGCACCACTGGCATAGGCACTGGGCCATACCTTGTAGCGACTCTTGACTTTGTAATAGCAGGCGTCCTTCTTTTCATTGATCATGGTGTCAGGATACATTGCGCCACCACACTCAGGACAAACTTGTTCGTTAGTTTTCTTTTTTGTAGCTACATTAATAGCTGCGCCCTGACGCTCTGGATTAGGGTCTTGTCTGCGTTTTCTTGCTGCTGCTGTAGCACGACCTTTTTTACCTAGTGCATAAGCCTTGGCTTGTGGTAAACACTTTGGTTTGCCTTCACTATCATCACCCCGAGCACAATCTCCACGAATTTTACCGTCGGGACCAAAACGAACCCACTTCTCTTTAAACCATTTATGTAAATTATTTTCCGCCACACCTTGTTCTACAGGAACATAGGCAGGTATCTTTTTAAGTCCTTGTCGTTGTGCTTGGTATACTCTATGAGCACCATCTATTATAGTAGTACCATTACCATGTACAATAATAGGGTCTTTAAAGTTAACACTATATTCAGTATCAATATCTATAACCCTGTTGAAAGGATCATCGAAACTATCAATATCAAGGCTCATAGGATCAACTGTGGTTAACTTCCATTTATGGTTCTGAATATATTTTTTTGTTTCAGGACTAAGGTTCCTGTTTTTAGTCAAACCTTCCGCCACACCTTGCTCATCCCAGGTTTTATGACATTGATGGCATTTTTTTTCACCGTCGCTGTAGGTTTTAATATCGGTGCTATGACAACGAGGACATTCTGTTTCCGAGCCTTCCGCCACACCTTGCTGTGGTATATTGCCTTCTCCCAGTTTGCTTGAACTGTTGAATTTAACTTTACCAAGAACACCTCTCAACAAATCGGATGTGTCGAGTTCTTCCTGACTGCTATTATAACCTCGTTTGAAATCATCTATCTGATTTTCTAAATTATACATGAACTGAGCATTTCCTTGTTGTTTATTTTGAAGGAATTGGTTTTTTAACTGCTTACACGCCATAATAGCATTATTGATTATTGACTCTTTATTTGATCTTACAAAGTGCTGATAGGTTAATGTTGGGTTACTGATGGCAATGTTTTGCAATGCCTGAAGAGCTTGTCCTGCTTGTTTATTAGGCTCAACTCCTTCCGCCACACCTTGCTTGCCAAGTTGTTTCCATACATTTACGGGCATACTAACTCTAATGGTTCCTTCACCATCCAATAGATGAACTTGTCCGTTATCTACTTCTACACTGAATTCATCTGTGCGTCCTTTTTTACCCGCCATCTTTTTCCATATATCTAATGGCATACTGACTCTAATCGTATTTTCTCCATCCAGTAAGTGAACCTGACCGTCATCATCTAATTCAACTCTAAATTCGTCTGCTTGTGATATCAAGCCTTCCGCCACACCTTTGACTTTGCCTCTTGGACCAAGTTGTCTAACTTCAGCATCTTTGTGTTTGGCATCACGGTCTTTGATAGCACTATCTTTATCAGCATAACTAGCCAATGAGGCTGGCGTACCGTCTTTGTTGACAATGTGATATGTGTCTGGTTGTGGTTTTCTTTTACCAATGTTCATCTCCGCCACACCATGTGTATCATCCCAAAAGTTACCAGCTGCATTAGCATCCATGCCATATTTGGCAGCATGTGCTATAAATTTCTCACGACTGGATTTTTCGGCAATTTGTAGTAAATAATCTTTTACTTTACCTTCTGCCACATTTTGTTGCTGCGCTTTGATTTCAGATAGTTTCATTCCCTGATTCTTTCAATTTTTTAAGCCCGCGGCTAAATTTGCTACTGTCCTGTGCTCGGATACTATTGAGCAGTCTGCGCTCTAACTCAGCTGCTGACTCAGTATCGTAATTTTCTTTGATATAGGTTAAAAGATTAATAGCACCCTGTATGATGTTCAGGGCTTTACTTTCTACAAAATTTTCTTTGTCCCTGACCAGATAATGCTGGTCAAGTTCTGCTAATAGGCTTCGAGTCTTTTTTTGCACTTTTTAGGGTCCTAACTGATTATTTATGAGCTTTTTAATATAAACTTAAATACTGTATATGTTGAAAAACACTTTTTGCAGCAGTCCTTGGTTTCATGTCAGAGTTGAATCCGACGGTGAAATGCACTACTGTCGTTGGGCTCCTAAGCAATCCACAACTCAAAACATTAAAAATATACCCATAAAAACTTATTTCAATAGCTCTGAATTAAGTTCTATTCGTGCTCAGATGTTGGATGGTACTGAAATTACAAGCTGTAGTCTATGCTATGACCAGGACAAAGTCAATAAAATATCAGGCAGAGCCAGACAATTATGCAAAAGCGGCATTGATCTGGATCATTTTGAACAAAGCATAGCTAGTAGTCCACACTATGGTTACTTTAATTTTAGTGCTCAGCATTCTGGAAAAACTAATTCAGAACTGGCTGATTTACAAATAGATCTAGGAAATTATTGTAATTCCGAATGCATAATGTGCAGTCCTAGATTTAGTGCTAAACTCGGTAATACTTATAAAAAACTTAACTGGTTAGACCCCAAACATAATCTGTACAGAGATAAATTCTCAGGCATTTATGATTGGACTTCAGACAAAACTGCACTACAAAAATTTATAACAGAATTATCCCAAATGCCTGAACTGCGGTACATACACTTACTAGGTGGAGAGACTCTGGCTATGCCTAGTTTTTATGCCATATGTCAGGAACTAATTAAAACAGGTATAAATGAACACATTACTCTGGGGCTTACAACCAACGGCACTATCTGGCGTGATGATCTAAAAGATTTATTATCTAAGTTTCAGAGTGTGAATTTAGGTATAAGCATAGAAACTACACATCCTGTAAATGACTATATAAGATATCCTGGAAATATCACCGAAATTAAAACTAACATTTTAAAATTTAAAGAACTAAGTCTACAATCTCCTAATATAAGTATACAGCTCAGAACCACTCCCAATGCTCTGAGTGTTTGGCATCTGGATGATCTTATTAAGTTTCAATTGGAACATAAACTATATTCAGAAAGTTGTCATATACTAATGAAACCTGAATGGTTACAATTTAAAGTTTTACCAGTGGACCTAAGAGCAGAAGCAGCTAAAAAATTATTAAGAGTTTTACCTAATAGTAACATTACAAATAACCCCAATGCCAGACATTCTGAACAATTTGAATCAGCATTAATACAAGATACACTGGCTATTATTAAACTATTAGAGCAGCCTGTTACAGAAGATATACCACTAAAACAAAAGTTAGTACAATTTTTGCACGAACTTGAATCCATAAGACATAACAAAATTTTAGATTACTTACCTGATTATGAACAATTTCTCAGACACTACGGTTATTAGAAATAACGCAAATATTACTGTTACAGCAAGTTCAGGATACTTGTACATCAATGATAATCTATACGACAATTCCATGACTTTACCATTGTTACTACAACCATTTAGGATTCGGGTACACCTAGCCCATACTGATTTAAAAATATGGATAGATCAAATAGAAATATACCCAGCATTTAAACACAAAACCTTAGACATTGTTTACACCGATACCGATGTTGTTGTCAACATAACCAGACCCTTTTATAGCTGGCGTCATGTTGTAACAGGTCGCGGATGGTTGCTATACGATCATAGTACTTACTGCTGATTACCCTGTCTTAGGCTAGCTAACATGCCTTTGAGCCTGGAACTATTAACTTCTGCATTAATTTTGCCTGTTTCTGGTGCTGGCAATGCAGTAGATTTGTTTTTAATCTGATCCAGAATACCCGAGCTCTGTGTCTGTGGTGCTCTGTACCCAGCATCACCTTCCTGCTCAGTGTCTATGATTCTAAGACTTTCTAAGTTAAATTCTAAGTCAATTTTACTACCAACCCCTGAACTACTACGAGTTTTCATTAACTGTAACTGATAACGACCACGCTCACGCATAGCACGACTTGTAAAGATACCAAACACATTATCTGCTGTGTTAATTTTACTAATACCACCCGAAATATGACTATGATCAAACTCAACTTCTTCCACAGCACTACGGTTTAACTGACTGGCTGTAACCAACAGAATGTTTAGTTCCTTGGCTAAATTACGAAGTTCTTCTGACACATACTTGTCCTTGACGAACAAATCATTGGGACTAACCTTGGCACTTACAGGCATTACCAGATCCAGATAATCCACACAAATAAAGTCTGGCTTGACATTGTGCTGTACTTGTAGCTCTTTGATATAGGCTCTGAAGTGGTTTACATTGCTCTGTGCTGGCATATACTTGATCCAGAGATTGCCAGCTTTTTTGCTTATGACCTTAACCTTCATTTCCACAGTATCAAGTTCACGGAATATGTCTTTGCTGGGTACACTGGTTAACATACTATCCAGACGCATGGCACACAAGTCTTCACTCAGTTCTAGACTCAGGTAAATGCCATTGAGCCCAGCCAGGACCCAGTTAAGACTAAGGTTTTGCATGAACAATGATTTACCTGAGCCTGAGCCACCAGCAAATATGTTAAGTTCTCCACGATTCATACCACCAAACAGTCTCTTATCCATGCTGGGCCAGCCAGTACTAATCTGACCATTATTACCCTTGAGTCTCATGAGTCTGGCTCTGGGGTCTTCAAAATAGTCTGTGCCCATGTCCTTGGTCAGGCTGATCTGCACCGCATCCTTGATGAGCTTCTCTACAGGATCATAGTTACCCTTTTCCAACAAGTCAGCACTCTTTAGGATAGCTCTGCTTAGTTCCTGTCTGCGAGTAAAGTTCTCAAACTCAGACATGAACCAGTCAGTATGTCCTTCATTTAAATCAGGTATGGGCTGTAGATCAATGCCAGTTATGGCTTTGATTTGTTTTACATCAGGCAATGTCTTGAATTGCTCGGTGTGTTCAGCAATAAACTTTGCTGCTGATCTGAGATCTCGGTCAAAGTTTTCAGCATTATAGATGTTTTGTACCCTGAGAAAACTCTCAGGATTTTGCATCATGATCTCTAAAAATAGTTTTTGTACTTCTGCGTTGTGTTCTGTTTGCATGTTTCGTATATAGCCTTGTTAGCTGATTCCCTTGAGTTTTAGTTCTATTTTAAGTTTGCTCCTGATACTGCCTTCCAGAATACATTTTAAGGTAAATAACTTCCCATACTTCAGGACGGCTTCGTTGACATCCTTACAAGTTTCTTGCCAGACTGGAAAACTAACCTCCCAGCCAAGTTCTATGCACCGTTTAATCATCTTGCGTCCAGCAGCATCAGCATCAGGTACTACAATAACTCTGCGATTGAGTTGATTAATTAGTGTGGCCTGAGTTTCATTAATTTCTGAACCGTTGAGTGCTACACCATCTATGCTCATGGCATCAAATGGCCCCTCTGTTACAATCACAAACTTCTTGTCGGATGTTTGTTGGTCCAGATTGAATACAAAGTGCGGTGGATGATTGCTCAGGTACTTGGGCCTTATGTTCTGATCTATGGCTCTGGCCGTATAACCCATGAGCTCTGACTTATAATAAAACGGTATAATGATCCTACGATTCAGCTTTAAGTCAGTCTCTGGAGTCCAGGCTATGCTATATTTTTTTAAATTAATTTCCCTGTTCAGGGCATACATAACCACTTCTTCAAAGTCCTCAGGAGCAGTTATGGTTTGCTTGTCTTCAGATGTAGCCAATCTGTACCAGGCCGCTAGCTCGTTACCCAGTCTGGCTTCGGCTGGTAGATTTCTGGGTTCAAAAGTAATCTGTGCTTCGGGCTGCCTGTGTTGGCCCTGATGTATGTGCTTAAGTGTTTCAAATCTGAGCAGATTGATTTCAGAATCTGAAACATTCATCCATTTAAGTAACTTGCGTAATTTTAGACCCAGTCCACGACCTGGCCTCCAGCCAGTCTTGTAATGGCAGTTAAAACAATGATAAGTGATTCCACCATCTTCTGTGGTCATCATGCCACCACGGCCACGGGTATCAGACTTTTCACCGTTATGTACACAGCACGGAGCATTGCCACTTATCCAACCAGATGGAGTGGCTTTGGTCTTGCGACTCTGAGACCAGAGTCTCATTAGTGTGTCTTGTACAGTATTTGCCATATTGCTATTGTAACATACGAACAAAAGCAAATCAATACTGATTTAGTCTATTAGACAGATGCTTTCTTCAAACTTTCCGCCTGGATTGGGCGGTATGGCATCGGCATATCTGGTTACACAAGTAATTGCTACTGGCATTATATGGTTCCAGTATCAATAACACTTTACTCCACCTCAAGTGATGATGACTAGTTACTATAGAAACCAGGCAGGATCTCTAGTCCAATGGGTAACTGATAATTGTCATCAGCGTACAAGACTTCTTGGGTGTTTATTGTTGAGCCATCAGAGTATTGAATAACACTAAAAATAACCTGATAAACTCGTTGTTCCAGAGTGTCTATGACCGTTTTTTCAAATGTTACAGTGCCAACACCCTTGGTTATGTCAACCCAGATGCATGGGAAAGTATAAACTATGGTTTTCGTTACTGGATCTTGCAACTGTGCTTCTACAGTATATCCTGTGAGATTGACTGATTTTTGGTCCTGGTTTTTTATCAAAACCTGAACAGGATTATCTATGCCCTGATATAATTTGATGTTGCGGCTGTACACTTGTCTGTTCCTTACAGTGAAGATACTCAGATCCATAATTTGGATCTCAATTATATTGTCATATAAATAGAGTTTGAGTGATTGCATATCATTATATTTAGTTAAAAGCTATTTTGGACAAAGACCTGAAAAAACTATTAGACCAATACCCATTTTTGAGCTTTCTGACCTATGGAGGGAATGAATACATAGGCATCGTGCAGAACTCAGATCAATTTTTCACTAATTTCTACGACTACGGTAGACTAGTGGCCACGCATAAAACTCGCTACCTGGAACTGGGCGAACAATGGTGGTGGGAAAGCAATCGACTCATACCCATCAATATCTTCCTTAAGACTGACTGGGTAGACTTTCGCTATTGTTTAAAGACTTTTAATACCAAAGATGTAAACATAGCCTACGGCCCTAAAATAAACCTCAGGGAATTAGCTAATAAGCGAGTAAAGCGTCGTAGTATAACGCTAGTAAAGAAGCTCTGATTTACAGAGCAGATTCAGGTGTATAATCACTAAAAGTGCATAGGAAATTGCGTGACTATGTTTAAAAGCGTACCCCTCGTCCTGTGGTTTAGTCCAGATGTGCTCTTTAATTTCAGCCCAGGATTTGTTTAACAAGTAGCGTTTGCTAGGACGAATGAGTGCTAGTACTATGGCTAAGTCTTCTACACTCTGGGGCTTTACTTTGGCCACAACATCCTGGTGTTCCGAAATATGCACTAGCTTGGAACAAATTTCAGGATCTAATAGCTTTGCCCAGTCTGGCTCTTGTGTCATGAGTTCCACAAGCTCAGTTTCAGATTCAACCAGATTGTAGATGTGCATGTTAAGGAAGTCCAGCTTCATGTAGCCACGCTCTTCGGCTTCCTTGTAGTCCAGAGTACATAGCCCAGTTATGGGATTCTGAGGAATGTTCTGTACATAGATACCTGAATTATGCTTGGTGGGTTTGTCGTCTCGGATAATGGTAGCTGGTATATGCTTCAATACTGCCAGAGCTTTATCACGATTACCAAAGTCGATGTCAATATCCATTACAACCCAGCCTCAGTTAAGATGTGTTTAATCCATTCAGCATCAGCCATGTAGTCCTTGAACTTTTTACCCCAGAAGTCTGGATCAATAAATGCTATTATGATGGCTTCTTGCTCTGGATTCAGATTTTCTAAAAACTCCAAACCTGAGTTAGTATTATACACTACCCAGGCACTAATACGACCCTGCGTTATCTCATAACACAAGGTATTTCTGGGACCAGATCTAAATATGTCCCTGAGCTCTATGTTATTATCATCAGCTATGACTTGCGCTGTTTCTAAAAATCTAGTTAAAGCATCCGACGCCTGTTCGGTCTTAATCAGCCCTAGCATAAACTCAGCATAATACACATCCTTGCACCACTGATCCAGCTTCTTGTTGTTCTTTAATAGCCAGTCTATGAATTGTGCTACGCCCAGAGCTCTAATGGCTCTGACATGGCGACCAAATTTTACAAATGCTGTATAGTATGGGCTGCTGCTAAACTCCTCATAGGTTTTTAGTTTGGCGCTGCCTTGTGTGGTCTCATAGAAACGCAGATAGGCTTTGAAGCCGATCTGTACAGCAGGGTCAGATTGTTGCTGAGCCCTGCGCTTGGGTTCACAGACATGAACACTCAGAGTGCTTTCTCTACTAAAGCTCTTGTCGCAATACTTACAGATATAACTCATTCGTCTATGTGATGATCATCAACGAGTTTAAGAAATTCTTCCTCAGTCAGGATTTGTGCCATGACATCTATGTCTGCTAACTTAGCACTAGGATAGATTTTACACAATGCACTATGGCGCCGTTTACCTTCTTCTTTGAGGTTGCTGGGTTTGGGAATCCATTCATGATACTGCGAGCCCATGCCTGGACTTATGGTTGTTAAAACAAGCCATTGCAGTTTGGCGTGCTCCTTGGGGATGTTGAAAAACTTGTAATTGGCGTTGATGTTGGCGCTAGCCAGATAATAACTTTCCAGATCAGTGCCACCTTTTACGCTACTACCCCAGCGCAGGCCCATGTAACCCGAAAACTTCTTCTGTAGTTCAGGACCCAGATTATCATAAAAATCTCGGTCCTTACGATCCAGAGCTTTCAGTAAGTCTGTGATGGGTATGGCTGGTGCTTTGGGTTTAGTTGTCTTTTTTGCTGAGCTCATAGATTACTTTAAGTTGTTCCAAACAATCGCGTATGGCTATATTAGTTTCACTTAGTTTAATAATGTCATGCCATTCATGATAGCCCATGATCAACTTCTGTTTTTCTCTGACAATTTCTCTAAAAGAGTCACCGCTGCGACGCTGATAAACTGTTTCGCCACCATCAGGGCTTTCATAAATGATATATTCGGTAGTACTTTTAATCATGCAAAAATTAAGTACACCAGGTTAGTGTCTCCGATGTTTTCAATTTCACAGACATCACCTTCTTTGAGCTGTATAATGTCGTTGCTCCAGACATTATGAGTATCATTTACTTTACCCATGCCTCTGATAAACAATATATTAACAAAAGTTCCTACATTATACGATACTTTTTTACCTCTAAAGATAACTTGTTTGGTAATTGTACCATAGTCGCCGTTGGCTCGCCAGGTGCGCCCATTAATGTCTTCGTCTACAAGGTTGCCTTCGATGTCTGTTATGTTCAAAAACTTCATTTACCATACCTTTCCAATATCAACGATTTCACTCTGTCTGCTTACATCTTTAATGAAGTAGATGCAGTCAGGATTAGGGCCGTTGCTGAGTGGTACTGTAAGTAAATGATTATTCTTTAACTTGGGAAAGTACCATTTAACATCCTGATAGACATCTAAAATTTCAATGTCTAAAAATCTAGGCCTAAAACTACTTAGCGGATTAAAACTAAATGCTTTGAAACCTCTATCGTTTACGCTAGTAAGCGGTACTACTTCTAAGTCTCCCAGATCAGGTTCACCAATAAGTATCTGCCAATCCACAGGCATTTTCAGAGTGTATTCGCCAATCTTGAGGACCAGGGCTGGGGTATTGAAACTCTCCAAAAAAATTAATGGTAAGAAAAAGTAATCGGGATTTTTAGGATTGCTGTTATCCAAAACACAGAATCTTAAATCTTCTACTTCGTCTGGAATGTTGTCTATTTCAAAACTTGTATTCTCTACAGTTAGTATGTTCATTGATAAAACCTTGTTTGGGTCAGTCTAACATATTAGACCTAGTAATGCAAATTATTTTTGCCAATCTACCTTCTCTATGGCAAAGGGATATTTGGCTTCGGAGTAGTACTGTTTGCGTTTGGTTAAATGCCGTTTGCTGAATTTGCAGGTGCTGGTTAAGTCCCAGATCTGGACGAAGTCTTTGTCTGCCGCTTTGCGGATTCCTCGTCCAATACTCTGTATGACTCGGGTAAAACTCTTGCCTGGCTCAAGTAATACCAGATTAAATATACGAGGGATATTAATACCAGTACTGGCAACGCCAAAAGTAGCGACAGCAACCTTATTATCGTTTGTGGCATAGTCATCGTAGTGTTCTTTCCTATCATCAGTCTTTAACTTTCCGCTAATAAACACACTATCTTCCAAGAGCTCTACGAGCTTGGTACCAGTTGCAATATGATTCACTAATACCAGGGTGTTGCCTGAGTCTTTGATACTATTTATTAGGGCTGCTATGTACTCTAGCCTCTTCTCAGTTGTAGTCAGATACTTGATCTCTGAATGATAATCTTTGTATTCTGTATAATCAATCATCTGCACTATGTTAACATGACAGTTTGACAAGTGTCCGGCTTCTTGTAATTCATGAGCTTTAAGATGCCCTACTACATCACCAATGCTTACTTTGATGGCTACAAAATCAAAGTCGTCCTTGGGTATGGTTCCTGTTAGGCCCCAACGAATAGGTATGGTGCCCATGACTGTGGTAAGCAGACTCTTGAGTGCATCTGCCTTGGCCTGATGTACTTCGTCTACCATGACGCATACTACGCCTTCCAGGAATTCCAGGATGTTTACTTCAGCTTCACCAGCCTTGGTTTTCTTGAACATATTGTTCAGGCTTTGCCAGGTGCATATGGTATGTGTCTTGTTGTATTCTTTGCGATCACCAAAGTAAACCCCCACATCCAGTCCTAATAGTTTGTAGTCTGTTTCTGTTTGTACTACTAGGCTTTTATTGGGTACTATGACTATGGTGCGCCCATAGGCTTCGCATTTATGACTTAGTATGGCAGTCATGATGGTTTTACCAGCACCAGTTGCTACTTCCTGTAAACACTGAGTATTGTTTAGGAATTCGTTTATGACTGGTAGCTGATAGTCTCGGATCTTTATGGGCTGGCCAGCTTCAGGGTGTCCTGACGGCCATTTAAAATGACTGTAATCGTCTTCCTGTACTGGCTCAAATACATACTTGTTGCTGTAGTCTCTGAGGTCTTCTAGCTCTATGTCGTAGCCAGCACTTTCTAATTCTGGAAGTATCTGTGGCAGCAGATTGATATAGGTGCTACCGCCTAACTGAAAGAAGTAGGTACAGCCATCCCAGCGTCCTAGACGAACTGCTGGTAAGTGACGGGCATAGGGTAGCTGATACTTAAACTTCTGATGTAGTTTTCTGCGATCACTTACATCTAGACCTTCTATTTTACAGTTAACTTCGTCTTTAATTATTATTTTTGCCATTGGGTTTATTTAATGTTAGCATCTTTGCTTTAGTATTATACTTTAAGGAGTTAGTAAGAAGCAAGGTCTCTGACTCCAGATCGTTATCTATTATGAATTGCATACCTGAATCGAAGGGTGCGCCTCTTCTATAAATTAAGTTATGGCAACAGTTTATTTTATTTACATCAAAATCTAGTATAGAAATTGGTTTATGATTATAATTTCCTTTTACAACATGCGTGTGTTTTATAAAAGCAAAAGGTAAAGTATGTGAACGGTCAGATGTCCACCAGAGTATGTATTTACGACCCACGGCGTCAGCATAGTGTTTAATGTCTTCAAAAGTTAAATCATCATTAACTTGGAACATAATATTATGGTGCCAGCTAAGTCCTATTTTAAAGTTGGCATTTTTAACAATATCCTTAACCGTGTCCACAGTATAACCGTATTCATATGCTCTGTCATAAAGCCAATATAGCTTTTGTGTCAGGTCCATGCCAGAAGTTTTTTTGCGTAAGTGTGCTCGTAATTCAGGACTGGCATGTGATATGGTACCGTTGGGTAACAATTTTAGTTTATAATCTTTATGCTTCTGTTTAAATGCTTTAGCCTGTTCTATGATTTGCGAAGCAGAGTCTGTTATGTGCATGGGAAACTCTTTGGCATATCTTTCTAGTATAGCAATGTTAGCCAGACTTGGATAAGCCATGCCCTGATCCAGATTAAATGTTCCCCTTATCTGATGTAATCTGTTCCAGAAATCTTTGTAGTTTTTAATCCTGTGTGTGAATTGAAACCTAAAATACTGGCCATCAAAGTCTATGCAGGGTGTTATTGGGTCCTGACTTATTCGTATCTGATGTTTGGGTTTGGCTGTTTTAACTTGCTCTGAATCTATGCCATGTTTACGAAGCTGTCGATTATATTTTAGTACAAGTGTGCGTATCAGATCAACCTGTGGCTGAGTAAGTCCTATGCCTGTGCAAACATTATGATTGACTATGCCTTCTACGAATAATTGGTCTACTCTGCTTAACCGCAAAGGCATGATTTTGGCATCGGCCAGATACAAGAGCATGGTAGCATAGTCTTCTAGGTATAGTGGTTCACGCATTCAAGCAGTCTACATTTTACAGAAAAAGAAGTCAAAAAAATGCCCCACGAAACTTTTGTGGGGCATTAAAAACCGCTGTAAAGCTAGACTAGACAGCGGTTAGGAGCAACCTATTACGCCTTGCAAACAGTAGCCAGTGCAAGGTTACGCCAGTTGGTAGCACTCATGCGCTTCAGGTCCGCAATCTTGAGTGCCATACGCAGGCTCATTTCGCGCAGTTTGTTACGGTTAGCTTCCATGAAGTCCAGGATTTCAGTCTGGTCTTCGTCACTGAAGTCGTAGCCGTCAAACAGTTCACCAGTATTGGCAATCTGCTTGATACGCAGAAACTTATCGCGCTCAGTGTTCATGGTCAGGTCCAGGAAGTGGCAGCGCGACTGGAGCGCCAGCAAGTGCTCTTGCAGAGTCTTGCTACGGACCTGATCAAACTTCAGGTTGGTAATGAAGATCACTGAGCCACGGAATTCGAAGCTGTCAGGGATGCCTTCCTCGCGAAGTACACGGCTCTCGGAGTTCCAGCTAATCTTGCGCTTCTTACCCGAGTCCAGAGCACCCTTGAGCAAGTTCAGGGCTACATCGTCAAACAGCACGGTGTCGCAGTCATCAAACACAACCACGCTGCCACGCTCCGAATACTTGTACAGGATCTGATACAGGCCCAGGGCAGTAGCTGCACCCTTAACCACTTCGTATTTGGCTCGCTTGCCAGCGATTTTTTCAAACAGGCTCTGCTCTTCCAGAACCTTTTCCACACCAAAGCTCTTACCAACTCCGGGCGGGCCAGTAACGATGAGCGCACGGATCTCGCCGCAAGTAGCAGCCTTGGTCATGTCAGTCAGGATTTCGAAGCGGGTACCGATACGCTCCATGATTTGCTCATCGGTCTCAGTCTGCACTTCAGCCTGAACACCCAGGTTCATGGGCTGCAAGTCAGAGCTCTGAGCTAGGTATTCGGACTCAGAAACGAATTCGTAGTCACGGGGACTGTCGATCATAACACGGATGTTACGGTCCACTTTGAAGTAGGCACCGTTAACGGTAACATAGCCACCCTTGCTACCAGTTTTGAACTGTTCAACCAGGGGAAGCACTACACCACGAACGGTTTTCTTGGCATAGGTACCTTGTTTGACACGAATATAGCTGCTCATCGTCTAGCTCTCCTAATTAGTTTGTATGCTGCTATTATGCACTAATTGGGCCATTTTGTCAACCACTTCTTATACTGCGTGGTTTGTTGGGCTCTTCTTATTCAGTAAGTCAGTATTATGCAGGTTTTTAGCCCAAAAGTCAAGCATTTTCTGAGCTGAAAAAAACCTCAATGAAATCAATGACTTAGAGATCCTTGTCCATGGCGTCCCTGAGGCTTTTAAATGCCCTGAGCACCCGTTTCATCTCAGCTTCGGGGTCCAGAGGCTTGCGCTCTACGCACAGAGTCTCAGCCTTCTTGATCTGGCTGCTGGTTTGCAAACACTTAATCATGGTGTCGAAGCTCTGGGCTTCGTAGACACCCTGCGAAGAAAGGATCAGGAGCACGAACACTGAGTTCATATTATTCCTCTGAGTCGGATTGGCTACGCTTGTTGGAGGCTTTGCTATCGGTAAAGTCTTTAATGAACTTGATTACCTTGCGCTGAGCATCAAAAACATATTCCTGACCATCAACGCTTATGACAAAGCCGTTCTGTACCTTACGGATTTCGATAACTTCAAACATTTTTTACTCCTAAGTTGAACAACATGATGCCATGATACACTAATTTAATCCAAAAAGCAAGTACTTCAGATTCATTTTACAAATCTGGGTCCACAGATATCCCTTGCCATTCCTTAATTTTGAGTTGCTCGGGTGGCTCTCCCCAGAGTTTGTTCCAGACTTCTCCAGTCCAGTAAGCTCTGTGGGCATAACCCTCTTTGTCCGTAATTTCATATTCGCCTACTCTGACAGGATTTACTTTAGCTGGGTACCATTGGGTCAGAGGATAGACGATGTCGTCCAGGTTCTTGTAGCGTTCAAATTTGCCATCTGTATTGGACCCAGCAATATAAAATCCAAAATCAGAACTCTTACCGTCGGTGCCGCCACCAAAATTCTCTATAACTTCATCATTGTATGATACTCCACTAACAATTTCTGCACCATCGATCTCATCGTAATACAATGTTAACTTACTCAGATCCAGAGGTGCAGTTAGTTTAATTTCCCCTTCGAAGAATGTACCTTTCTCATGGCTACTACCAATAAACACTACAGTACCTGGTTCCTTTTCATTTATGTAGATCTCATCACCGCTACTCCATTCAGGTTCAGGATAACCATCTGCATCCAGTCCACCAGTGATATTTTCTAGTTTACATTCGTATACAGTATCACCATTCTCATCGCAGATTTGTAAGGTACCAGCCTCACGATCTGCTCCACCTACATGACCCATGTCATCACATTCATACCATAAGCCTGGTGGGAAGGGCCACATATCTTCCGGGATATCATTCTTTTCAGCATAATCTGAATCCCAGGCAAATTCTGACAGGTCAAGTCTGCGCCGTCTAAAATAATCATAGACTTGACGATCCACTGTGCCCATGACATACTCGCCACCGTAACCCCATAGCTGTAGGGTGTAGGTACGGGGAGTAAACTTCAAAATTTCTATGAGTTTTTCTTGCTCTTTAAGGTCTGACATGATTATTCCTTTTTATCACCAAACAGTTGCAGCAGGCTCAGGAACAGATTAATAAAGTCCAGATACAGGGTTAATGCACCTACAATTTCTGCCGTATCATTGCCTTCTACACTAACTGCTTCACGGATCTTTTGGGTATCATAGGCCGTAAGTCCCAGGAACACAAGGATGGCACAGGCCGAGATAATCATCTGGAATGCCGAACTTTCCAGGAAGATATTAATAATACTAGCTATGACAATGGCTATTAAACCCACAAACAAGAACTGTCCGATACTGTCCAGGTTGCGTTTAGTGAAGAATCCATAAAAGCTCAGGGTACCAAACAATACTGCGCCACCCATGAAGGCTCCTACTATACTACCCATCTTATAAATCACAAATATGGCAGCAAAGCTCAGTCCCATTAGTGCTGCGAATCCATGTAACAAACTGATGGCTACCGGTCTGGGTGGATCGGTAGCAAGCACCAGGCCTACACCAAATACAGCAGCCAGTGGTGCAAAGATTGTTACCCATTTCATCCAGCCTGTAAAAAAGAATCGAACTAGATCAGGACTAGTGCCTACATACAAACTAACCACCATGCTGGTAATTACAGCCAGCATCATGTGTAAGTAAACCCTACTCATGGCACTTATGGTGGCATCTGCACTACGATAAGTCATTGTGTTGTTATCAAACATCATGTTTCTCCTTGGGTTTAATCGTTGGTATTATCTAATACTTTCCAACCTAACTTCAATAAATCTTCATACACTTCGTTGGTTACTGTACCTTCTGATACAAAACCTTTTTCAAACGATTCGTTATCCTCAGTATGTGCCTTAGACCGACTTCCACTACAATACCAGTCTATGTAATCTCCATGACCTCTGAGGTCTGCTACTATACCACCAGCATAGCGCCAACTACATCCCCATTGTTCATCTTTGAGTATGGGCCAGGCTTCTAACTTCTGAAAGTCATTATTGCATAATGCTGCATAGATGTTTTGTGCATAGCTTTCACTAGATCTTACTTTTTCTACGATCCATTCAGAAGTACGCAGATCGTATTCCAAATTATCTGTATGTTCCTGACTTTCCCAGTTTTGACGCCCAGTCTCTATGTTATCAAACATTGTTAAATAACTTTCATTGGGCTCTTTGCCTTCTTCCTTACACCGATCTAGATATCGTTCTTTCAGGAAGGTATTTCTGTCAGGACTTGTCGCTATCTTTTTCTTGGTCATAATATTCGTCCTTCATCCAGGCTGCGGTCTGTGCATCTGCCATTTTCTTGCGTACTAGTTCAAAGGCTTCATCTTCGGCATTGGCATCATCGCGTTCACGAGGACTAAAAATTTTATCCCAATTGGCATTAAATGTTTCTGTGCTAACTTGTTTGGGCCTACGACCTGATCCTTTTCCTGACATATTATACCTTAGTTATGGTTATTCCTGACTTCCACAGGAACTGGATGCCTGCGTCATCTCTATAATCCTGAGAATAAAATACACGCCGTATACCAGACTGATAGATAAGTTTGGCGCATCCCAGGCAAGGACTATGAGTAACAAAAAGATCAGCGCCAAGCCCCCTATTAGTAGATCGAGCCAGTTTTGCGATCGCATTTGATTCAGCATGTAATACCTCGGGTTTTGTGATCAGTCTGAAATAACGACCAGTCTCGTCCTGCAATGGAAATTGCTCTTTGATCTCGTCTACTGTGGTTGCTCTTAATGTGCCAGGATCTACATAATCCTGATGGTACTTTGAGTATTCTACATCCTCACAGGTATTGTCCCAGCCTGCAGGCATGCCGTTGTAACCATAGCTGATCACTGTATCATCTACGACTATAACAGCGCCCACTTTGAGTCTCTGAGCATGACTTAACTCTGAGACCCGTTGGGCCATGTCCATGTAGAGTTTGACGAATTTTTCTTTCATTTAGAATGTTGTCCGTACAGCCCAGGCACTGGCAGAAGTTTTTGTGCCTTCAGTCCAGAGTACATGGGTAATACATCCTTCCCATTTAGTACTGAACAAAGTGTGACATGCATCAACACCCACAGTTTGTTTCCAGCTATGCTGATAATAACTAGCATAATAATTGTTAGCGATCCTGTATCGAGCATAAAATGCCCAGGACTCGTCTTTATACAGACGGTTTTCTATCTGGAAAAAATTACTTGTACGACCTGAATTGCTTCCATAATCCTTCATGCTGTTTGCAAAAACACCTGCACCCACAATAAAATTATAGGGAAGTTCGTAACCCAGATTAAATCCGTAAACATCATTGTTTAGGTATCGTTTACTAGTAGGAGGTACATGATGGTGTACACCATGAAGGTTAATACGAAAATGTATATCCCCTTCTTCTGCAAAGGCAGACGATGCTAAAAATATTACGGCTATTAGTATTTGTTTCATTGTACATTCCAAAAATGGTTGAGTGTGTATATTAGTGCAAAACAAGTTTAATGTCAAATACTTAAAGATTCATTTTTTTTCTTATTTCGGTACCACTTATATTTTCTATTTCAGCACCTAAATATTCTTGTTCTATGGTGTATCCAACTGTGCGTCCATAAGTTATGTGGACAATATTTGGCACAAGTGTTATAAGATATTTGCCAAAATAAGTAGGTAATAATGCTTCTTCAATTCGGGTTTTAACCTCTAAAAAGTTAAGCGGATTACCTTCAGATCCAGCAGTATCTCTGACCTGGATGTTTACCTGCTCTGATTTCTGTAAAGCTCTTTCAAACAATGCCTGATGTCCCGGATGCCAGGGTTGCCAACGACCTAATAATTGTGTTGTTGGCTTTTTGCTATCAAAAAAACTAGCATTAATTTGTGATACAATGTCTAACACACTATATTGAAAATCTTTAATAACTATATTTGCATTGTTTGGTTTTTCAAACAACTTATCAGTATCTGGAAATCTGCTACTACTAATAGTATCCATCCAGATAATAAAGTCTGCACCAAATTCATTTCTATGCATGGGCAGCGGAGCAATAAAATCTGCTAAAACATAACTACCCAGCTCAATAGAATCAGCAGCAAGTTTTTTCATTCGTTTGGCTTGGCGCTCACGACCTTCAGTAGTAAAATCCCAGTCATTAGCAACTTTACGAACTTCATCTGCATTTAACCAAAGAGTGTGTATGGGTAAATAATCTAACAAATTTTGAGCTAATGTAGTTTTACCTGATCCAGGTAAACCCATTATAAGAATTTTTTTCATTTAGGTCCAGAGGGCGTTGCGTATTTTAATAAGCCTGATAAGCATGGCTTCGTCTTCCTTGGCATAATCTTTTTCAATCTTAGCGCATAACTTTAATGCCTTGCGGGACTTATGCTTCAGGGATGGATCGGTATGCATATATGTTAACCCACCATGCAGTTTGCGATTTTCTTCACAAACCGCTGTCCAGCCACTGGCGTCGTGTGGGTCTGGTCTGTTACGGTAAACCTTGGTCCACCAGTTATACAAGTCCAGGATTTCCTGAGCATTTTTAGCCTGTGGGGTCAGCTTGCCAATTTTATCCGAGTCTTCACCAACTTCGTTTTCAGTCCAGCGTAGATCGCGTTGCCATGCTAAATTGTCTAGTCCAGCTTCAGGGCAGCGCCAGGTTCTCCAACGGAACCAACCCCGGGCCCAGAAAGGAGCATTATACTGTTTGCGTCCTTCGGAGTTCCAGGCAATATGCCACCAGGCTAGTTCAACCTCTACATAGTTCTGTAGCTCATTAAACAAACAAGGCAAAAAGCGATTGCCTACATCTAACCAAGTACCTGGCTTAATATCCTGAGGATGTGCAGTAAGTGCGTGGGTTTTGGTTACCCAACGGTTGTTGATGTAGTATTTGATGTCATATAGTTTACGCACAGGCCAGGTCACAAAGTCTTGAATGTAGTCCAGACCTTCTTCGGCCAACCAATAACGGAAATTGTGTTTCATTTTGGCACTAGTATGCCAGTCATGCCAGCCTTCCATGGTGGCAGCAGATGGCTTCTCTGTGCCACGAATCCAGGTTGCAAACTTAGTACAACTCCAATAATTAGTATGAAATCCCATGTTATCCCTTGATATATGGTTTTAAGTTAGGTGGTTCCCAGCCTTGTGGCTTAAGTATCTTGCCATCACCACGCTTACGCACATGACCAGTTTCAGGATCAATTTTAGCGAAGTTAGTACGCATTACTTCTGTCCAGGCACCTTCACCATCTGCACCCATGCTGTGAATGGCACCGATCGTGACCACCAGGATGTCAATGAGTGCGTCCAGCTGTTCTACCGTGTCACGAGCGATCACAGCGTCCATGAGCTCGTTGGCTTCTTCCTTGATTAGGTTCAAATACAGGTTAAACTGATCAGTGTTTAAATAGCCCACGCTCTGATCGCAGGCTCGCATAAACTTTTCCTGATCTTGAAACGGATTGGTCATAAAGTATTCCTAGGTTAAGCAGCAGTTTTGAGTCTATTGTACAGGAAATTTTGCAAGGATGTCAAGGCTTTTGGTTGAGTACTATAAATGCCAATATAACCAAAAGTGACTGAGTAAGCTTCGTAACCTTTCCAGGTATTTTCTATGGTACCTATCAGGACACCATTAGCATAAATCAAATCTGTAGTTTTTGAACTTTGAACAGTTTTATATTTGATCATGATATAGGCTCAAAAGTTACAGGAATGGTTAGTATATGCTAGTTTGCGTTATGTGTCAAGCCTAAATGTTTCTTTTGGATCTGCCCTGGGGTTCTGGGGCTACGCCTCTTTGACCACGAGCTACTTTAGCAGCAGTAGGTCTAATATCTACGGGCGCTGTGGCCTTAGGTGCAGTGGTTGCTTTGGTTGATTTTGCCATATCTTTTTCAGCTTTGGCTCTGGCATTAGCCCCAAAGGTGGTATCTACTACCTCAGCCTTGGGATAAACTGATCTTCCTGGATCTTTAGTATTAGTTAGATAAACGGCACTAGCATGTAATCGTAAACCACTCTTTTCCAACTCGTCTGCATCACGGAAGAATACTGTAGTTATGGGTTCTTTTGTTAAGTTAATGTATAACACACCCTCATCATCTTTCATGCTCATGTAATAATTAAAGTTGGCCCTGATATACTGTTGTTGAGCTGCACCTAAATTACCAGCTTTAATGGCCTGCATTATGGGTGCTGTAGGCTGGGTGCTATTAAAAATTAGGTTAATAAGTTTTTCCAACAATGAATAATACTTTGGCAGGACTTTTTTATCTAACAAGTCTGCTACCATTATAGCATAAGTCAAACTTAATCCACTTTCGTTTATGGTAGATACCGTTTTAGGAGGCAATGAAGCTAATGCCCCTGAGTTTTTAATAAAATCTTTAAGTGCAATGGCTGCTGCCTCAAATCCATTACCTGGACGGACTTCCTGATCCCCAAAACGACCCGCAGCAACATCTGTAGTTTTGACTTCTATTTTTTTACCATCTATGAGCAAATCACCTTTGCCTACGGGTTTACTAATGTTTTTGCTTAATACATTAAGACCAAATTCGCCCTTGCCTTGTCCCATGCCTGGCATACGCATAAGTTCATCCACCAGTTCTTTAATGGCAGGATTAGTATCGTATTTGTTTATTATATCAGCAAAGGTATATTTACCAGGAGTAATTAGTTTTTTACGATTAACTAATTTGTCTGATCTCCATAAAGTAAATAATTCTTCACGCTGTTCTGGAGTCATATCTATGCTTAAGATATAAGTAGCTAGTAATTTTTGGGCTGCTTTAACTGTGTGGTCTTCAATGCGCTTTAATTCACCATTGATGATGCCTATTTTACCACCTGCATGGACATGCTTGAGCAAATCTTCGATCTCTTTCAGAGCTTTTATTGTGGCGTCATCTGGTGGAAGCTCTTTGATACGACTAGCAATAGTGGCTTTGAACGCTTCGAGTTCACGATTGCTTGTTGTTTGTGTGGCTGCTTCGGTTAAAAGTTCAGTAATCTTCATGGTAGTTTTCTGCGGATCATGTATTTATAATCATTAACCATAAAGATAAATTGCTGCACCTGCACATAAATACTCAAGCACACAATGCTAAAGGAGATTTAAATGCTGACAAAATTAGCTAAGATATTTAGAAAAGTAAGTCCAAAATTTAATAAGCATCCTTTAGAACGCATCCTAGCTAACGCTGTAGACATAGCAGATGTGGAAGCAAAAATTAAACTATACGAAAGGAAGGCTATTAAACATGCAAACTATTAAAAAATTCTTTACAGTAATGTTCGAAATCATGGCTGAGTCTCGCGCTCAGACAGTAAAAGCTCGTTATTTCCGTTACCTAAACCGCTAATACTTGGGCCAAAACCCTTCCAGGACAGTATCTGTAACCTCGTGGGGTTTTGGTTTTCCATGAAATACTATGGCGCTAGTTTGTGGGGTAAACAATTTATTGAGCTTGTATTCCCACTTAAAACTAATGGCCCAATCGTCAGGATACCATTTTCTGTTCTGAGCCTGAACATGTATGTAGTCCTGATCACCATGCATACTTTCTTGTATCTGTCTGTGTTCTGATTGAAACTTAGTCCAGATATGCCTTTGCTGTTCATGAGTCCAGCTCATGATGCTGCTATTGCTGTAATTGTAGTTTGTAGTATTGCTACGGTTAAAATCATGTATGATCTTAAACTCGTTGTCAGCAGCAATAAACTTATCCAGATGTTTGATTAGTATGATGTCTAGATCAAAGTACAGACATTTACCTGACAACCCAGACGCATCACTAAACATCCAGCACTTGTACCACCAGATCTTTTTTACTGATAGTTTGGGTAACTGAATAATAGTACCCAATTCACTTAGCTTAGTGGCCTGATCCAATCTATCAGTAAAAATGTTAAACTTATAGGGTGTACTTAACAGCCTGTCCAGAGATGCTTTAAGATTCTGGACATACCTTATGTCATAGGCTGTACCAGCATATAAGCACAAAACATTAAGCAATGTTTATTCTTTCAATATCTTCTTCTTCGCACCTACTACCAAACTGTATTTCTACAATTCTACAGGGCTTGTCAGATACATTAGTTAACTGATGCCAGGCATTGACTGGAACCTTATATTCATCATGTAACTTGAGCTGTTTACTAGGTAGCCTATAACCGCTGTCCAGCATACTAAGCACCAGAGCTTCTCCTTCGGATACTATCCAGTATTCTGCACGATGTTCATGTCTCTGCATACTTAACTTTTTACCTGGATCTACAGTTAGCTCTTTGACCTTCATGCCAGGTACTTCATGTAACACTCTGTAATAACCCCATTGTCTCAGAGTCTTGGGCGCTTTCCATTCTGTTAAAATCCAGGAACTTGAGTTCTTTTTATCCTCGCCACCCACTCCAAATACAAAGGAAAGGTTAGAATCCAAGACATCCATCTCTGGAATATTTTTGTCGGTACGATCGCCACCATTGGCAAAGATGATATGGTCATTGGGATACAACATACGAACATTTTTGATGGCTTCTTTGGCGCTACCATCATCGTCGTTGAACAGTATGCATTTATCTATACAGTTAAGGTTTTCTATGATGCTTTGTCGTTCGTTAAAGGGCATGAATGGTCTGCCCTTTTTGCGTGTTAGCCAGGAATCTGAATTAAGTCCAACTATGAGTTCGTCACCTAGTTTGCGAGCTGCTTTGAAATAAGCAATATGGCCTGAGTGTAATGGATCAAAACCGCCTGTAACTAAAACGATGTTTTTCATAGTTTGTCCTGAATAGTAAATAGTATGTAGTAGTATAATTGAATGTTCAAACAAAATCAACCAATATGATACCAATATTTGTGGGATACGATCCCAAAGAAGCCATAGCATACCATACCTGTGTTAATAGCATAATCAGACACAGCACTAGTCCTGTAAGTATTGTGCCGCTAGCTCTGAATCTACTCCAGGAATATACCGAGAAACATACGGATGGATCCAACGATTTTATCTACAGTAGATTTTTGGTACCACATCTTATGGGGTATAATGGCTGGGCCATTTATATTGATGGTGACATGATACTCAGATCCGATATAACTGAGCTCTGGAATCTAAAACAAATGGACAAAGATGTCATGGTTGTTAAACACGACTATAAAACTCGTATGCCAGTTAAGTATCTGGGTGCAAAAAACGAAGATTACCAACGCAAGAATTGGTCCAGTGTAATACTCTGGAACTGTAATAGTTTCCCTAATCGCAAACTAACCCCGGGATTTGTACAAGAACAGACTGGTGCATTTTTACATCGTTTTACCTGGTTACCTGATGACAGAATTGGTGAACTGCCCAAAGTTTGGAACTGGTTGCCAGATGAACTAGGACCCAATCCAGACGCTAAACTCCTACACTGGACTCTGGGCACACCTTGTTTTGAAGGATTCACTGATGCTACACAATCTGAACTCTGGCACGCCGAGAAACTTTTGGTCAATCATTCCGAATAATGCGTATTGTAACCGTAGTCAATCCCAGAAATGTAAGTCAGGTCAGACCCACACAAAACTTTAATCAGGGCTGCAAGGGGGACCTAAAGGATATAACCTGGTTTGAAAATAATCCAAGCGATTTGTTAACCTATGATGTAGTAGTGTTTCAGGGCATAATCCGTGGCTCAGGACATTTAATGCAGTATGTAACAAAGCATAATCGTCCCTTCGTTTATATAGATCATGCTTACTTTTTTTCTGGCTATAATCCAGTATCTGAATGGATGCGTGTGAGTTGTAATGGATTCATGCCCACAAGTTATGTAATAAGACCGGCATCTAGATATCAACAATATTTTAATACTGTCAAACTAAGCCCCTGGCGTAAGTCTGGTAAACATATCCTAGTGCTACCACCTAGCACTGGTGTTAAATGGTGTTGGCCAGAGTCTGAAACCTGGTTAAACGAAACTCTGACTCAGATTAAACAACACACTGACAGACCCATAATTGTCAGAGAAAAACCCGACCAGCATATCTTTGATCAGGCTGGTAACATCGTAGGTAAAACATCCAAGTCCAGTACAAACATTGAATCAGATCTGGCCAATGCTCACTGTGTAGTGGCCTATAATAGTAACACCCTGACCAATGCCATATGCAAAGGTATACCGGTCATAAGCCATAAGGCTAGCCCTGCATTTTTTATTAGTAATAAGTTTTCGGATTTAGAGAATTTAACAGAACCTGATCGCATGTCCTGGCTGTACTACATGGCCTACAATCAGTTCAATACTGCTGAGTTTAAGTCTGGCGAAGCCTGGGATATTTTAAAGCAAAGTCTTTAGGTGTTCAAACACTTCTGCAGGTGTAATTTTAGCCATGGAATCTCTGCAATGCTGACAGGACTTGCGACTACCACAGGGCTCACCGCCTGTAAACAGATTGATGTGTAGGTCATAGCCTGTTTGTGCTGGACTTATGAATCCACCATATATAACCACAGCTCTGCGACCCAGAGCCGCAGCAGCATGATGTAATCCACCTTCGGGCAACACCGCAGCCTTGGTCCTGGCTAATACTGCGGCTGCTATTTTAAAGGTTGGCGTATGTAAGTAAGTAGCATGAGTAAGCATACGAGCAGGATGAGGATTTTGACCTATCTGATGTACAGGTATGCCAGCGTTTTTACACATGGCCGCTAGTTCTTCCCAGCGTTCAAATCCCCAGTCTTTGTTATCGACACTTATGGCATTTTTAATATTGGGTTCTAGTATTACAGTAGGTCTTGGTAGTTTTTCTGCAAAGGCTATGTCATTAGGACTAAATGCAAACACCCCGGGTGTTGGTTTAAATTGTTTGAATATAAATCCATCAGGTTTGAGTTCTGAGAAATAAGGCCGGCCTGACCCTGAATGTGCTTTGAGTATGGATACCTGAGGGGTTATGGCTTGATGTACAAAAGGTATGTTTTCAAACAGCTCATGCTTTCTGGGGCGACCAGCAGCATCAACTATGCAGACTTTTTTGCCTGTTTTATTATGTAATTCTTTGGCCATGCCTAAGGCCATTAATTCGTCGCCCATGCCCATGATTACATACTCATATTAAATTCTTTATACCAGACTGCAAACATTATCATTATGAACAAATGTTTCTGACTCAGCAGCCCTATGCCTGCTTTGCCAGGCATAAAATCGCTGTCATGATCCTTATTATTTAAAAACTTAGTTTCTACTTCTTCTCTGGGTATTTCAAATATGTCTAAAATTTCAGGTGTTAACAAACTTCTTACATATTCTTTGAGCGGGCCCTGATCTGGTGCTGGTGCATCTTTTATACCTATGATCCAGTCATCTGTGGGTGCTCTCCAACCTGACTTAGTCTTATTTAAAACATAATCTGGTAGTTTATTATGAAAGGATTTTTTTAATAATCCCTTGTTGTACATACTCCAGTTTTGACTAAATTTCTCAGTATTAACTTTGTGTTTACTGGGTATGCTTCTAACAAAGTTTTTAAACACATCGCACAGCATGGGAAATCTGGCTTCCATGCTAAAAGACATACCCAACTTGTCATTGCGTACTAAAAAGTCTTCACTTAAATGATTCAGACACTCTGTGTACATATAATCGTTGAGTTCATCACCTGTTAGTCCACCTCTGGGTAGCCAACTGTTTAGGTAATCCATCTGCCCAGCAATGTCAGTGTGTAACTCAGGGTTTTTGAACTGTTTGAGTGTGCTT